TTTCCATAGAAGTTAACTCGCCCCATCGCTCTGCTTCCCACTTGGAGTCAAACTTAATGCCCATAAAGGTTGTTTTCTTTGCACCGAATTTGTTCGCTTTGCGTTTGTAGTTATACATGCTAATATATGCCCATAGTTGTTAATTCATGGGAGTATTATAATGACTGATACGAAACAATACAAGTCAGTTGCTGTAGACCTTGCCACACATAAAAAGCTTGTGAAGCTGTCTACAGAAGACCACCGCAAAGTATCACAACAAATTTCAAAGCTTGTTTTTGATGCCTATAAAGAGCGTTACCCTAATGAAGTGAACGCTGGCATAGGTTCAGCCGCATGAATGAAAAAGGCCAAATGCAGAGGCTTATAGAAGCAGGGCAATGCCCTAAGTGCAGAAGCGCAGTGGACTATAGTAAAGACATAGCAATCTGCAACGTATGCAAATTACAAATATCAAACCACAAAACAGTTAGTCAGCAAGCGCCCTCATCCGATCTACCAAACGTCTAGCTCGGTTGGGGACTTGCGTGTACCACCTGGAATCTACCATCTGGTCGGCTGCTTCGTTGAAATCACGAGCATCAACTCCAGCTTTCATACCAACGAATTTTGACAGTCGAGGCCGACCCATATTGAACATCATGTTGCACAATATATGTTGTAGCTCTTCGTCAAAGTCATCAAAGTCTGGGTACAATACTTTGCACTCGTCAATCGTTACAGCAATGTCTAAAGAAAATAAGTTTCTAACTCGTTCCTGCTCAACAACAGTGCCGACTGGTTTGCCATATTCTTCGTCATGCTCAGTGATCAAGTGACCCACACCACAGGTTGGCAGTGCTAAATGATCCAAATACACCTCGTATTTGCAGCCCTCATCCTCGGCTATTTCTTCGCGTAATCTATCTTTGTTCATCTTATGGGTTTCCTGTTCCTAACAGACCTGCCGTTGGGCCTCTAATGCCCAAGGCTTGAGCTACACCGGGGTTAGCCGCTGCCTGTTGTCGAATTGTACTGGTTCCTGCTGGGGCTGTTGGTTGTGTCACGTTTACCCCTCCAAGACTAGATGCTGCGTTTGGCTGATTCATCTGGTTTTGGATTGCGGACAATTGTTGACCAACTTGAGTGTTATCCATTAACGCATTAATTTGTCTGTTTCCCTCATTGACAGCCTCTTGTGTAAGTTGTCCAGGTGTTTGTACAAACAATTGACTCATTATTTTGCCAAGAATTTCTGATTTTTTCTTTGGCGGCAAGGTTCCTGAAAGAGCTTCATACTGGTTAAGGACTTGTTTATAATACGGAGCCGAAGTTAAAAATCTTGTAAACAAACCATATTTAAATATTTTGCCAAGATTATTTAACGGACTGGCAGCAATGTTGGCAGCCACAAGATCGCCGCCTTGTGCTGTTTTAGCGTTAACGGCAAGAACACGACCAAACTTTTCCATGTCCTTACCCATTTGTTGACCAAAAATTATTCTAAATTTTCCGCTCTTGCCAGCTTCATTGAAGTTCTTTGCAAATGTTTTAATTGAATTTCCATCAACAAAGGTATCTGCACCAAAATCTTTAAGAACATTATTCATGTAAAAAGATTGAACCTTATCTAAAGCCTCATCATCTCCTCGCTGTCTTAACATATTTAAAACAGATCGAATTGTTTCTGGTTGTGACTTAGGGCTTGCAACATACTCTGCCGCTTCAATTGCAGTCATATTGCCAGAAGATAATTTTCTTAATGTTCTGTCAGTTGTGAATTGATTTAAAGCGTCTTGCTGTTCTTTTACAGATCTTAGTATTCCTGCAACCCCACCAGCTTCACCTCCGCCCTCTTGAACGGCTCTAAGAATAGCTTCTTCTGTCATGTTTGATGAAGATGCTTTTTCTATTTGTTTAGATAAAGCGCGAACCTGTCCAACTTGACCGCCAAATAATACATCAGCAGTTTTGCCTAAATCATTAATTGATTTGGCAAAAGATTTGCCAGAAAAGGAAGCTGCGTCAACACCATCAGGCATTGTTCTTTTTAACGCCTCTTGTAACCACCGAGTTGCAACTAACCCGCGCAATTGTTCGGCTTGTCCAGTCCCGCCAAAATCTTCAACAACTTTAATTGCTCTTTTTAATGATTCAGGCTTACCATTTTTAACAAGGGTAGACAAAAAATCAACATTTGGTGGTATAGTTCCATCTCTAGCACGTTGAGCTAAATCTTTAATCCTTATTGCATCTTGCAAGTTATCAATGGCTGTTTGACCATCTTTAAAAAACCCACGAGCTGCTCCTAAACTAGAAGCCGCTGATTGCAAAGTGTCTAACGCCTGACCATCAAGAGCGCCAGCCGATCCTGTCGCATAATAATCTAACATTTTGGGTTCAAGCATTCGGTCAATTTCATCAATGGATTTCTGTATTTCTCTAACTCCAGTAGTGGAGTTAGTCGCCATCTTCCCATCATTCAACGCTTTGCGTAAATTATAAAGCTGTAAGAAACCTGTTTTGTTACCGAGACTATTAATACCGTTAATAATAGCAGAAACATCGCCAGCTACGCTCTCTCTAACTGATTCTGACGTAGACCTTGACGCAGCTATGGAAGCCCCATATTCACCTTCAAGACGTTTAGATATGTCTTTTAATGTTGATGTGTTAATAAACTCTTTTGTTCCTGTCACGGAACCAACCAAATCTTCTATTTGACTAAACTTAGTAGCGGCAATTTCATCAAATCCCTTGCTGGCATCGGCAAGTATTTTAAAAGCCTCTTCATCAACATCAACTCCTTTTGAAGCTGCTGTCATAAACTGATCTGTTGCTCCAGACAAGGTTTTAACCACGGCCTCTCTTGCAGCCTTTTCACTAGCGATTAATGCTTGGTTCGCATTAAAAACAGAGTCAAGGACTGCCTCGCCAGTATCCTCTGTTGTTGAGGCTTTAGTAGCGTTAGACCTGCCCCTAAAATCATCTAAAATTTTTCCCATATTATCATAGTTATTTTTTAAACGATCAGAAGATCCAATAACTTTTTCCATAATTTTAAATTGTCTTGCAATAAGACCGGGCGCACCAACAGCGCCAGCTTCTGGAGTTATTGGAACATCAATTAACTCACCAGTTTTTGGATCTTTTATTTTATATGTAAGAGCCTCACCAATTGCTGTCACATCTTCGTCTGGTAATTTTTTCACAGAAAGCCCTTTGCGACCCGCTCTAAAAGCCATTCCAGCTAAACCAAATGTAAGTTCTCCAGCAAGCGTAATAGCGCCTTCAACGGCTATGTCCTTTGCTATTTCTGACCCAGTTTGTTTGGAAACTCCAAGTAACGCTTCGCCAGCTTCTTCAGCCCCTGCGCCGCCCATAGCTCCAAGAACAGAACCACCAATAATGCCAGCAGGTCCAAGAGGTATTCCAGCTATAGCCCCACCGACACCCCCAACAACTTCTGGCAGAATCCCAGCTAAATCAACAAAATCATAACGGGAGAAACCTTCTTCATCCATTAATGTGTCTCTGCTCAAATCAAGACCTAGCTTTTCCCCTCCAGACCTAGTAACAACAAGCCTACCACGTTTATCACGGGTAAAGTCACCTTCTCCAAAGCCGTATCGTTCTTTAAGAATAGCATCTTCTTCTGGTATTGTTTCAGCAACAGATAGAGCAGCACGAAATCCAGCATTTTTAATACCAGACTTAGTATCGAACAATTGTTCGTCTTTATCTCTGCTTTCTATCGCTGATGTTATATCATCAAATGATCTGCGTCTGCCAACAAACTGTGATGGTTGTTGTTGACCTCTCGCTTCTTTAATCATTTCAGCAATAGCTTGAGCGTCTTGAGTGTTTCCAGCAGCATCTGCTTTTTGCAACGCATTAACAAGCTGTTCCATATTTGCCATATTATATGCCTTTTTAAATTCCGTATTTGCCTAGAATTTTCTGTTGCTGATCGCTTGGCGTAAATCCACCACTTGAAGGCTGGTCTGGTTGCTGTTGTTGTTGTGCAAAAGGTCCGTAGTCATATCCCATAGCATGAAGTTTGTTATAAGCTGTATCTAAATTGTTTCTGCCAGACTCTACAATAAGTCCATAAACAGACTTTAATTTTGTCATAACAACTTGAGGATCTGCTTTTGCTAAAAGTCCAATATCTCCAACAATTCTAGTCACTCTCTCTCTGTCAGCATCAGAAATTGTTTTACCAGACTCTCCAAGTATTTCAGGAGCCTGTTGTGTTGCTATTCTTTCAAGAATGATTTTTGCTTCTGCTACAGGATCTAAGGATTGATCTACATTTATACCAAAACCTCTTCCAAAACTATTTATATAAGAAGCGATTTGTTGTTGTGTGGTAATTCCATCTTTTGAAACTATACCTGTTAATTTTGTAAGCTCGTCTTCTGCCTTGTTTAAAGCTCGCTCAGATGCGTTAAATTGCGCTCTTAAACCAGCTACAGAGCCATTTGTTAGCTTGACTGGTATATCTTTATCAACATTTGGAGCTTGTAAAAAAGCTGTTATTTTAAAGGCATCTGGAGCGTCATCAAACAATGGAAGAGATTCTGTTTTTTCTAAATATAAATCAGGATCGCCCTTTTCAGCCGCAGCTTTTCTTACAGCGCCTTCTGCTTTTATTCTTTCCTGTTGTGCTTTTAATCGTCCTTTTAACAATTCAAGATTAACTTTATCTTGAGCATCTATAGCTTTATCTTGAAGAGTTTGAACTCTTTGAAGCGCTGCGGTTATGGACGATTTTCTATCAGCCTCATCTTTTGCGACTTGATTAAGAGCATATTTACCACCAGCCAACTGAGCAGCACGAGCCTCTGATTGAGCTTTAGCTAATAGTGGTTGCGCTTTTTCACCAGCCGCTCCAACTGCGTTTAATATATTGCCAACATTAAATCCTTTACCAGCTTTGTTTTGCATAAGAGCCAATCCAAAAGCCATTAAAGCCTGTGATTTATCTACTTGTCCAGATGTGTCTATGCCAGTGGCTTCCGAAAATTTTTGTTTATAGTAATCAATATCTTTAGTGCCAGTGTCTTCTCCAGCTTGAGCATCTTCATAATCTTTCATGGCCTCAACAAGACCAGCTTCAAACGCAGATTTTGGTGTTTTTGTTGGATCTCCAGCGCCTTGAGATGAGCCACTAAACACAAGACCTTGACCTGCATTAGCCTCACCAAGTCCACCAGCCTCTTCGCCGCTACCAGCGCCGCCAGTGGTTGCTGTGGACGGAGTAGATCCTTCAGTGCCAGCAGGAGGCTCTACGCCAAGACCAGCGGCTCCAATGTCAACATCTAGGTTCGGATCTCTTGATTCTGGTATTGTGCCACCAAAAGTTGCATCACCCGGCTGATCTCCTCTGCCAGTGAGAGGCATTCTTTCAGAGCCTATGCCTCCAGTAGATAAATCTGGATTAAATATATCAAGAGAACTTGCTTGATCCCCTCCAGCCACTTTAGGCTCAAGCGTATTTTGTATTGACTTTGCAATTGCATCAAAATCTCCAAGCGCACCCAAAGAACGATTTACAGACAAGCTATCTGGGCTATCAACAGCATTCAACAATCCAGAACCCATTGACCCAGATCCGCTTGTAAGATTTTTTATAGCCTCAAGAATCCCCGCTTGAGCAGACTTTCTTGCATTAATTGCTTCAGTCTGAGTAGGGTACATGCCCAATAATTCACCCAGTATACCACCGCTTGCCGCATCCTTACGAAATGCCGCTTCGTTTGCATCACCTTGCAGAGAAGGCGCTCTGATTGCCCCTAAACCAGAGCCTAAAGGTAGTGTTTGATTTTGAGCCATCTAAGCTCTCCTATGCGCTGCCAGTTGGCTTAATGCCTTGCAAGGCAGTATACGCGCCCACACCTGCTAAGAAAGGATTGGTTGCCGGGGTTGTGGCTGATTTAAACGTAGACGATAGACCAGCACTAGGCATGCCTTTTAACAAAGACTGCCCCATTTCAAGGCGTGTGAATGGCTCTTGCGCTGATGCTAACTGATTTTGTCTTTGAGCCTCAAGCTGTTGTGACTGAAGATTGCGACCAATATCGCCAATTTGTGTAAGCATACCAAGATCAGCCCTGCCAAGCTCTGACTGCACACGCCCAATATCCGCTGTTGTACCAGCCAATTGCCCATATGCCTGTCCAATTCCACCCATAAGTTGAGCGGACTTTTGTGCGGTATTCATTGCATCTTGATAACCTTTACGCTGCGCTTCTCCTACAGCGGCTAGTCTACGGCCTTCTGACTCAGCGGCCTGCACACCTTGACGAGAACCACCGAAAGCCCCTGCGCCAACAGCCGAACCTGCTAGTTTGTTTTGTTCAATAGCCGCTTGACGATTTATTTCATTAATAACATTGCTCTGGTATGGGTTCATGTATTGTTGAGCCGTAGCTGGCAAATTCATTAAAGAACCAAGGCCAGCAGAAAGAGCCGCCTGCCCACCTAGCGTTTGCCCTGAAGCACCCAGCATAAATGGAGCGTAAGAGCCAACCATACCCGGAGCCATGTTAAGGGCTTGTTGTTGCAGGGGATCAAGCCCAGCAACTTGCTGTTGCGGTAGAGCAATAGGGGTGTCAAGAAGACCTTGTGAAGTTTGACCGCCAGATGAGTCAAACTCACCGAATGCTGTTCCAAGGAGGCGTTTTTCTAACCCTTCAAGGTAGGGGGCAAGACGATTTACGGTTTCTACTGTTTGTGTAGACATTATGCCATCCCCTCAAATTTATCCATCATACTGTACATTCGATTAAGACCTTGATCTAAATCCCCACCGCCAGCGCCTTTAACAGCATCACGGGTCATTACAAACTCACCAGCCGTTAATAGTGCTGGTACATCGTCTTTGGTTCCAGATCCTTCATATGGATTAATAGGTCCATCTCTTCTAGGAGGATTCTCTGGATAATTATCCATCGCACCGCCTTGGTTAAAATACTGGACTAAACCACCTTGATTGTAATTTATGCCACCAAGCTTACCATATTGCAAACCACCAGCATATGGTCGTTTTTCAAATGCCGTTCTTGTGTCTTCTTTATCACCGCTTGCTAAAAGCTCCGCAATTAAACCTGCGGCTGCACCTTCGCCAAGTTGTGTGTTTAAAACTTTGTATAACAAATTGTCGTCAGCCATACCAAGACCCTGCAATAACTCAGCGGACATGGTTTTGGGTTTGATTGCTTCAACTGATTTACTTGAGCCTGTGCCTGCTGGAACATTTGCTTTTCCTGTTCTAGCAGAACCACCTGTTACAAAGTCTGGCCTGCCTCCAGTGTTAGGAACGAACTGTGACGTTGCCGCATTTTGTCCAGCGGCTTCGCCCGCCTGTCCAAACATGGTAGATCCTATTCCGCCTAACAATGCTGATTTTAGAGCATCTTTAGGTTTTTGACCAGTTAGCAGGCCAATGCCTCCTGATAGCAAAGCATTCTGCACGGCTGGGTTTGCCATAATCCCAGTTGCACCACTAAACAAAGGGGCGGCAGCAGGCCCTAAAAAGCTACCAGCTACAGCAGGTAGAGCTATTTTGGCTAGATCATCTAAAAAACCCATAGTTTAAATCCTTACTAAACACGAACAATTATACAGAAAAATCTTGCTATGTCACTATCTTCACTGTTCCTGAGTCATTATACAAAGAACCAACCTCAAGGCCAGATGCACTTGTAGGCAATCCTGTTAAAGTAGCAGTAGAGGCACGAATGCCTCCGGGGTTGCGTTCCTGCTCAATAAATATCTCCAAAGCCCTTATTAAATCAGACATATAGCTCACGCTGTACTCCTCTGGAGCTTCTGGGAGTCTTGGTGGTGGGACCTGATTGCTAGACACTAGCGCCTCCCATCCTGACGCAGATTAACCCGTGGGCTTCCTAGTCTCCATTTTGACCCAACAGCAGCAGATTGAACCCGCATAGCAAAGGAACGGCCTCTTGACCTCAAATAAAGTTGTTGCGTGTACTCTTCTACAGGTACGGTTTGTGTTCTAACTGCTGTGCCAGAGCCTGTACTGGAAAAATCTTCTCCGGGGTTATCTCTGGATTTTATTGTAAATGTGGCTTGAGGCGTAGATATAGCTGTTGATCCAGAAAAACTTAAATCTGGTATCACTTTGTCTATAAAAGTAAATCTATCTCCATCACCAATATCCATCACTGCTGACTCTATATAAGAATCCATAGCCGCCCCATCATCATCATGACCAAACTCTTGGTTGTACAGGTAGCCATTGTTGTCTGTGGCTATTGGGAATGGTCTGGTTCCGCGATCCAGCCAAGCTGTTCTGCTAAGATTTCCATAATACCATATTTTGTCCAAGTAATTGTACACTACATATCTGTCATTAGATTGTGAACTGGCTGATGCGTAGAACCAGAACACCTCACTAAACTCAGAGTTTACCCCGCCATATATCTTGTCGTTCTGATCCAGATTAATGTCGTTAAACACTTTATCCTTAACAGTGCATTGTAATTGTTTTGTTTGACCAGCGTACACATAAAAATTGTCATCACCCATCCAGAATACAAAATCTTCTGTGGCAACAGCGGCGTTTGGTCCAGCGATAGTTATGTTAGAGGCAAGTTGCTGTAAACCAAAGGTAAAGGGAGGGCCAATAAAACGCATAGATGTTAGAGCAGTATCTGTCCACACTAGAATTTCACGTTTAGTTTCAATAGCTTTTACAAAGGTAGACCCAGAACCAAGGCGTAGATCCCCAGCAGTGTTAGAAGAAGTGGGGAACCAATCTATTGGACTTTCTTGGCTAGAAAAACGTATTAATAATGGGTCTTGCACTCCGTTACCTTG